GTCAATAATTGAGCCTTAGTTTGTGACATCTACCAACTGAAATCTACGCTTTATATATAATTTTACGATTAGAAAACTTACTACTTAGGCTAATAAACTAGGCGTAATTCCAAATTCCTCATAACCATAAGGTGCCGTATCAGATCCATCAGTAAATTCACCTTGACTATACATACTTCCAGTTGGAATATGAGTGCCTGATTGACTATATGAAGACGATCCACTTCTGTACGTCTTCCATTTAGATGCCTTATCTTTAGCCTCATCCCAACCTCCATTTGCCATTACGGCTGGGAAATCATTGTCACCCATTACTATGCCCCTATACGACTAAGAAAATCGTCAACTCTTTCTCCCACACCTGGCTCCTGAGAAGCTGCATTCATGGGATTAATTTTTTGAGCAGCTCTCATATTGGCTTGAGCATAAGGAGCGCTAACAGCTTGACCTTGTGTCGCATATCCACCAGGTAACTTCGATTGTCTACGAGGATCACCCAGATCTTCAGGCATTCCAAATCCAGATGGATCAAATCCTGCGCCGCCCATTAACTTATTAACTATTTCTATTAATTATAAAGCTATAACTATCTAGTTAAGGAAATCACCATGAGTGAAACTACGTCCTTTGTCCTTTCTCCATTGTTGATTAGCTAAATGAGTTTGCCATAATTGATCTCTACCCTCATCAGAATCCCAAGCACCTGATTGCTGTGCTGGACTGTTAGCTGTATCCAGTAACCATTGATCTTTTGGACTCAAAGTATTAGTACTCTCAACAGATGGAGGTTGAGCTATAGCTTGCTCCTGATTACCTTGTCTCATATTATTTAAAGCAGAAACTAAACCCTCAATATTTAAATAACGTCTAGCACCTTTCATAAAGGGATCATTAGGATCATTATTTTTATTTTTACCACCTTTATTATTGTTGTTTGGAGGATACCAACCAAACTTATTCTCCGTTTTTACTTCAGGAACAGCTTCAAATTCCACTTCTCTACCTGCGGTAGTATTTGGAACAAATTTATTTATATAGCTATCAGGTGACTCAAACTCTCCTGTGTTTAACCAATTTTCTTCATCACTACTTGTCTTCATTTGAGGAGAAGATAATCCTCTATTCTTTATATAATCATTTAACATTAATAAACCAATACCAGTCGTATTGATAGCTGGAGTTAACCACCAAGGAGAAGTTGCAATAGCAGTAGTTACCAACGGCATATCTTTAAATTCTAAAAAAAGTATTATCTAGTTCCTATAATGTTATCACTGGGAAATTGTAAATAAGATGACGACTTTGCCCCACGGAACAACAATTGAAATACTCGGAGGCCAAGGCTTATATCAACACCGCGTCTGCTGTCCAGGAGGAGGAATCTGCCGAATTGCAAGAGATTCCTATGAGGCCGATGATTTTGCTAATCTTTATGAAACTATGTTCAACTACCGTTGAGATTAAAGTCGTAAGTGTTTAATAATTAAAGGCGTAAATGAACAGTCATGTACCTAATACATAATATAAATTTTAAAAAGATACTTTGAATAACTTTAAAAAGGGATAGGGGAGAGGCTTAATAACGATATGACAATCTCTAAAACGCTGTCGTCTTAATGTGTCTTTTATGAACACCCAAGTTCATAAAAATATTGAGTGTTTTACTCAGGTAAAATGATGTTGTGGATAAGTACAAGAGTGTTTATATAGATAACCAGTCATGATCCTATCCACACTATCTATAGAAGTAAATAAAATAGGGGTAAAAAACTAAAACTTGGGTGTTCACTAATTTCGTTTACTATTACTAGGTTTTATGTTAATTTGCTCTTCCCACCCTACTCAAGATGTCACAAGATAACCCTTTCCTTTATAAAGGACTCACTCCTTCAGATGAGATTGCCTTTGCTAAGGCTTTTCAAATAGCTTTTCAAGTACTTGGAAAAGATAGTTGTTGGTGTCTAAAAAAGAATACAAATTCTTTTTTTAAAGGTTTTAAAACTAGTAATATCAGAAAACTTTTATATAAAAATACTGATGCAAGGCCACTAATATTAGCAATGGCTGGGAAATTTCCTGATGAAGAAAAAACATGTATTGTTCGACGTTCTATTTGCACATCAAACCACTGTCTTAATCCAACTCATTATTACTGGGGTACAAGAAGTGGTGTAGCATATGAAAATGCAAAAAGAAAAGGAATCACTGCTGACCTAATAACTAAATTAAGACTAGAAAAAAAAGAAGGTGCTAGTAGTCTGCAATTATCAAAAGCATATAATCTTCCTTATCAAACAGTTAGACGTATTTGCACTAATATAACTTATGAAGATGTGACAGATACAAATAATTCCGATAATCTGAAAAAAGAATGGGAAAAAGTTTTACTAACTTGTGAAAAGTTAGTAATAAAGTATCCCAATGAAGCTAAGAACTTTAACCTGGACTATCACATGACAAATGAATTGGAATGTCCCTGGGGGCATAAAGGTAACTTCGGTCTGATGGGTGAATGCCTTGATTGTATGGAAGAAATAAAAAATGGTCGTTGTACTGTAGATGTTACCAACTTCGACTTCCGTACTTGGTATTGGCAAGTAAAGAGATTTTGGGATCAAGTAAATATAGAAGGACCGACAGATTGTTGGAAATGGCAAGGAGCTACAAGAAAGCATGGTACTGAGTCCACAGCACATTTTCCAGGGTCACCATTCCACTCTGCAAAAACACAATCAGCCTCACGGGTAGCTTTTTGGACAAGTCGTGGCTATACAGGTAAATATAGGATTTTCTGTAAACCTACATGTGAATCCTTCTGTTGCAACCCAACACACCTTACAATCAAAGAACTAAAAAATCACGAGCAACCAAATGAAGTTGAGAGAATCAGACTCACCCACGAAAACATCTTCAAACAGAAGAAAAGTAACTCTGAAAAGAAGTAGTGTAACCCCTAGTAACTATCATTTAGAAAAAAAAGATTACGCGCCAATGATTGTTATTGGTGGAGATATTACTTTTGGAGCTTGGTGTGACACAGAAGAAGAAGCTCAAGCGCGTTTAAACCATTTGGAAATTGCTCTTGATTACCACAATATATCAACACTGGAAGAAGAAAGTACAGGTAGGGAAGGAGTTAAGGCAATGGCTGAACGAGTTAGAATAATGAATGAAAGATACGCGGATTCTGGAAGATCAGATCCTAAGCATCCTTTTCATTCAATTTACACTGGTCTAGCTGAAGAATATGAGCAGGTATCTAGCAACAATTCCAAGTAATACAGGTTTTTATAATCTCGGAACTGTTGAGGCGTATCCTACAGGTGGAGCAGGACCTACAGCATATGGTCCTACTTCATATTATGGGTCAGATCCAAGACCAGCTGAATCTGGTGACAACTTAAATAACCCAATTGACTTAGGAGATTTCTCATCAGTTTTCCGTTCTTTTACAATAAAAAATTCTCATGGTGGTTTATCACGTAAACAAACAACTTTTTACAGTATAAAATTAAGAGAACCGCGTTCTGTACAATTTACTCAAGATTTTTCTCAATTCTCGTATGAAGAAAATACAAATAGAAATACCTTAATTGCTTTTTATCGCATAACAGAAGATAAAAGAAGAGAAGAGTTACCTATAAATGATCTAGGTTATGTATATAACGAAGGTGCAATTGATTACTTAGACGACGAAGGAGATTTAGTTAATAAAGATTATCCAACATTAAAACTAAGTGCAGGTAACTATTTATTTCTTATTACAAATGATATTCGCTATTTAGAGACTACTTATTCAATTAGCATAAATGTAAATATATTGGATTGGGGAAGCGTAACAGAAGATGTAGAAGCAACTATTGATTTTGGAGCGTTAACAGGAACAGTAAACGAATTATTAGATTTTGGAGAAGTAGAGAGCTAATATAGAACTCTGTCTTTAAATAGATATGAGAGTCATTACACTTCAAGAATTGGAGTTTGACCTAGAAGATATTATTACAGCTATCAATATAGATAAAGATCACTTAAAAATAAAAGAAGAGAATGTGATACTCATTCCCTTCGAAGATTATAAAATTTTAAAAGATTCCTATCATGAGTGGTTAAATAACTCTCACAATTAACTTAAGTCGTCTTCTTCTTCTTCAAATCCTCAGCATCATAAACGACTGGAGTAGGATCACCCATCTCAACCTTATCACTTCTATCAGACCACTTCTTAATTTCATCATACCAATCTCTATCTGCCCACGATGGTGCTTCAAACTCAGGTTGTACATACACCTCATTAGCCTTCCTCGTACTAGCTAGATCATATGCTTGTTGAGCTGCTGCTAAACGTGCTTCAGGTCCTGATGGAGGAATGTAAGGCAAGCTTGCATCAAAATCACCACTACTTGGTCTAATACGAGCGTCTCTACTTTGACTTCCTTGTGAAGGTCCAGCGAATAGAGCATCAATAACAGAAGAGCTACCTTTTACCCCAGGCATTGTTAGGGATCCATAAAATCCTGGTTGACTTGAAGGAGGTGGAGGACCTGCTAAAGCAGCAGCATTTTCAGCTAATCTTAGATCAGTTCCAGCGCGTCTAAGAGCTGTAGCAGCTGGTGTCTGCCCAGCATCCCAACGTCTCTTATCAAGTATAGCCTCTCTTTTTTCCATACGTTTCATATAATTCGCAGCATCATTATATGTCTGCTGGGGAGTCACATCCGTCACAATTTGTGGTGGTGGAGGTGGAGGAGGCATGATAATGGTCGGTGGAGGAGGGCTACCACCCTTGTTATGCATTAAAACTCCATCACACACGTATGTATGGGCATCATCAACAGTTAACTCAACTGATTTACCTTTTCCTATCTTTTTCTTCCCTTCAAATTTGACTTCTCCATCTAATTGAGAAACAGTATCGCCCTCTAGTAAACTTGAAGCATGTATCCACCTATTCAAATTAGTTGCATAAAATCTATCTTCTTCTGAACAAATAAATTCTTTTCCTGAAAGAGTTAAAGAAAGTAATGGAGACTCAATGACTCTTACATAACTTACTTCAGCTTCCTCTTTCTTAAAAGTATCTTGATGAAGAGTTTGAACTTTATCACCTACTTTTAATTCTTTTACAGGTTTTTTAATTCCACCTGCTAAAAGAATCTCCATGTCAGGTATACTTCGACCCATTGTACTACTTAAGTTTTATTTCTATACTGATTCTATCTGTCACAAACTCATGTAAATGCTGAACACCGATAATACCGACAGGCAAGAGAGCAAGGATCAACAACAACTCAGCGTAAGTAATCGGACGGCGCATGATGAACAATATCCTTTCCTATCAGAGTTTAGCGAACTTATAGCTAAACTGTCTATAGAAGAATTACTAGAATTAACTACTTATCAACAAAGAAACTTTGCTAAAAGCTTATGGGAAGCAGAGAACTATGGGGGATCAAGAGTTAAATGCGAGAAAAGACTAAAGGAAATACATGGACCTAAGTGGTATGAAATCACCTCCATCAAGGAACATATGGCTGATATTCGAGAGTACTATGAATTAGTTCTTCGAATAGATCATAAACGACAATGGGATGAACAATGGAAGAAACAAGAAAATTCCGCTAAGCTTCAAATAACTTCAGACCTTGAATGACAGTTATAAAAAACGAGGACTGGATTGATGCTTTAAATCACGCAGATTATGAGCCAATAGAGACTGATGACAATATGTATCAGAGTTATAGATTTATTGATTTAGACATTAATACAGTCACAATTAAAAACTATGCCTCAAAATTAGTACCATCCTTAGTCGAACAGCTAGAAATATTTATACCTCCTTCAGGTAGCTTTGAAACAGAAGATTTGAGAAGATATTTAGAATTAGTTTGTAGTTATGAAACCAGTACTACAGATCTGATGCTAGGGCTATCCTTAGCGGATCAAATTAGATTAACTTTCAGTGACATGCGAACTAGTACCATATGTGATCGCTATCCTGAAATAAACTTAGCGGAAAAAAGAAGGTATCGATGTGTCGCAGAATACTTGATACGACAGGGAGAATTAACAAAACTTAGGGATGAAAATGGTAAGTTAATAAAGAAAATTGGCAATATGCAAAAAGCTGTAGTTCTCTACCAACCTTTACCTAAATTACTTGAAACATTGAAAAAATCGGGACTAGGTCATCTCATTAAATCTGTACCAAAAATTAAAACTGAAAATTCAAATAAACCTTGATAAACTTAATCAGATAGAAAACACCATGACAAACAGACGAAACAAACTTCTTAAACAACTTCTACGGGGTGTAACCGGAGAAGATGAAGCAAAGCTATTACAGTTAACCATTGAGCGTATCTGTGCAGATATGTGTGAGTTCTACTCTGAATTCTATAAAAAAGAAGGTCCTGGAGCCATGGTCTATGTTCCTGATTCTTCAGATGAGAAAAAAAGTATGTTTTATCTAGCATTAGATCATTTGATGAATGCTCTTAACGACTTTAATAACCGAGATATGACTGGGGTAGCAGATGTTATGAAAAAAGCTATAACTCATGCTGAAAAACTAGACCCAGAGAAAGAATCATTATTTATTATTCAAGATCAAGAAAAAATGACTCTCGTTCATTACAAGCATGACAGTGCTGGTGCTGATTTTATAAAGATGATGTGAAGAAGAAATTCAAGTGGTCTATTCATAGACATGTAATAGGTCGAATATCTCACATAGAGGATGATTGGCTGACTCCAGCAGAATATTTGCCCTATATTTATGCCCTTTTAGGAGAGATAGATCTTGATCCTTGTTCCACACATAATGCAAATGTAGAATTCTTAAGAGCAAAAAAAATATATACTTTAAAAGATGATGGAATAAATATTCAAGAACCCTGGAAAGGTATTACCTACCTCTTCCCACCTAGCTTTGGTAGATGTGCATTTAATAAAGAAAGAGGTACTTGGAGGTGGAGTTTACAAGCGGGTACTGCAGCTAAAGCTCCCTCAGTTATTTGGTTTAGACGTCTCTTAAGAGAATGGAAACTTAGAAACATACCAGAAGCTCTGTTCTATACAATTTATCCAGAAATGATGAGGATTTGTCCCGAAATTTGGGATTTTCCAATGTGTATGCCTACAAAGAGAGCAGATCTCATACATGGTAAGGATTTATATAGTCTTAAATCGCCTATTCATTGGGGATATTTTATATATTTACCTACTCTTGAGTTAGGATCTAATCAAACTGAGAGATTTAAAAGTATTTTTTCTCACTTAGGGAAAATTGTCTGCTAAATTAAGATTTTATAACTTCATGTTAGAAATGACAGATACTCAGATTGAAATAGCAAAAGTTTGTGATGACATTAAAGAACTTTTACTGTATAAAAATAAAAAATATGGTAACTCTGCGCTTAAACCATCAAGAATATTTAGTAAATCCAGTGCAGTTGAACAACTATTAGTAAGAATTGACGATAAATTAAATAGAGTTAGCAAAGGAGCAGGGTTGATTGGCGAAGACGAAGATGTCATTATGGATTTAATTGGCTATTTAGTATTGCTTAAAATAGGATTAAACCACCAATCAGGAGAGCAAAAAATCTTACCATCATGCAATACAACACCTTAATAGAGAATTACACCCCTGAACTACAACTAATGGATGCTCTAGACATGCTTATTCATTATGAACCTGATGCTGCTGAGATCCTAGACCTTTGGGCTTCTGAGTCCAATACCGAAAAAACTGACGAAGAACTTCCTCAGATGGATCCCATAACAACAACTTTTTCTCAAGATATTCAATTGCTTTCAGCTGATTGGGAGCCCCAGTATACGTCTCAGGGAGATTCAATAAGCATCTCTTCAGCTGACAACGATGAGGTACAAGAGTTGGAATATCCTTATCTGCTGCATAATAAAGGTCCAATTCAACACGACGTCTATCTCTCATTAGATCGCCACCCGATAGCCAAAGTCTATTAATGTATGGACTCCATTCCTTAATAACCTTACTTTTACTAGCTCTATTATTTATTAAGTCTAATAATTTACAAGTTTTAAAAGAACCTATACCGATACTATGAGCAAAACTTAGTAATGCTGCTTTTCTATTTCTATTTAAATTCACAAAAATATATTTAGAAACTAAATTAGAAAACTCTTTCAAATCCTCTTCTAATTGGTTATCTATTTCACTTTGAGTTGCTTTATCAGTAGAAGAAACCCAGTATTTGCCTAATTTTTTACTACCATAACCGATACGCCATATATTTTCACCATAATCTTTATAGGACCCATAACTACCCATACCTAAATAGATACGTGGTAATGCGTGTCTTTTAATAAGTTCTATTCCTCTTCTAGTTAAAAAAGGATATTCTTTCCACTTCTCTGCTACTTTCTTCTTATGGGACGACAACGCTGCCATTATAACTAACACTAGAATAGCCGTCTAATTTCAGTAAGACAACATAATTCTTAGCAGCATTAGTAACAGTCACACCTACAACTCCTTTACCTTTACCATCTTTGGATATATTCGCAAACTTCTTATATCCAGTAGGAGCACTCCCTCCTGAATGGTCATCTTCCTGAAATATTTCTACAGTATTAATAGAACTACTACGGTCAATTGTTACCTTAATGTCACCTGTACTACCAGGATTAACACGGAAGCCTCTAATAGCTTCTCCAGGGTTGCCTGCTGCTGTTGCTCCTAGATATGTAATCTCAGAACCAGCATCGATACTAAGTGTATCTAATGTGCCTTCAATAGTACGGGTAGCCATGGTAATTAAGAAATCTGCCCCATCGTGGAGATGTTGAATTGAATGTCGGCGTCAATGCCGTGATCTTTTAAAATGCCAAAGAACATTTGTCGATCTAAGGCTTTTTGATGAAGTATTTCAACAAAAGCCTCCTCTAAGTCATTACGATCCAAATTTTGAATCGCATGAGCGGCGGCGTGAATCGAGAATTCAACGTCGACTGGAAGCTCTATTGCATCCATAAAAAGTAAAAACCTTATAAGTATATTACCAGCGATGAACTGTGGTTGCAATTCTATGCCTTTTGCTGTATATGGTAGGCACACTTCTCTTTGGTCTAAGCATAAACATACTCATCCCATAACTACCACTAAAAATAACTATGAAGCTTAAAGCGGCAAACTCCACTAGTAGTTAAAATAAAACTATAAATCTATTGTACGAGAAATAGGCTTTACGAATGCAACTTGAAATACTACAAGAACTCGTCGAACCATTCACAAGGAGTGCCGTTTGTGGTGTATCTAAAGATCAGTTAATAAGAACTTTTAAAGAGAGTTACGAACTTAACAATGAAGATATAACAAAGTTAATAAGCCTATGTTGCTTCAGATCTAAACCAGAAAATATTAATTATAAATACTTCTATGAAAATCCAATAGAAAAGAAAGCCAAAAAAATTGAATATCCTTACACTCAACTCTATGCCTATGAAAATTTCTTATCAGAAGAAGAATGTGAAGAACTTATAAGTAATATTGATAAAACAACCAGACCATCCACTATTGCTAATGATGCGGATGAACAAATAACATCGAATTATAGAACTAGCCAGACAGCTGACTTAGAATTCTTCCCAGCAGAACTGGTACTTAATATCAATGAAAAATTAGAAGATTTAATGGAATTAGATATGTTCTTAGGAGAAGCTTTACAAGCGCAAAAATACCTACCTGGACAATATTATAAAGAACATTGGGACTTTTTCCCTCCAGAAGAGACTAAACAATATCAAGTTTATTGTGAATGGATGGGTCAACGCACCTGGACAAATATGATTTACTTAAATGACGTTGAAGAAGGAGGAGAGACAAATTTTAGAAGCCTACAACTAAAAATTAAACCAAAAAGAGGTTTACTTTTGGCATGGAATAATCTATATCGTAATGGTGATACAAACTATAAAACTGAACACGAGGCGTTACCACCAAAGAGTGGTAACAAATATGTAATAACTAAATGGTGGCGAAGCTGGTCACTGATTTAAATACTTATGTATTAATCACATTATCGTTCATTTTCTCTCTAACAGTGTCAGGCTTTTCTCCTGCTATAGCACGTCTTCCAATATCAACATCTCTTGTATTTCTATGATCTTCCATCTCACCAGCAACTTTAATTGCTCTTTCACGTAAAAATTCGTAAGGATCTCTTTTAGGTTCCACTATAAAAAGTAACTAGCACCACTGCTTTAGTTTAACAAATCTCTCCTCGCAGTAGTTAACATTACTCTCTGTATACCAATCCTCTAATGGCGTTGAACCTTTATCTTTATTACAGGTATTACAACAGCAGCATAGATTTGTTTTTACACTATGACCGCCACGAAACTTTGGAATGATGTGATCTATTGTTGCTGTAATCTCGTCTAATTGTGCATTACAATAAGCACATTTCCAATTCCAAAGTTCAAAAATATATTCTCTAAATTTCTGTCTTGCATTCTTAGGAGAAAGAACAATTAAATTAGCTAAAAGATCTTGTTCACTATGAAACACATTTGTTATACAGCTATGAAAAAACTGTAAAACGCATAAATCTATCTCACATATTCTCTACTAATTCAATGGATTCTTCTTCTGCTGGATCATACTCTACTTCTTCCAACAGACGTAATAAATAATAATGAACTTTATCGGTTACCCACCTTAGATCTTCATCACTTATATCCGAAATAATAGCATTAAGAGAAAGTTCACGAGAAGGAGCACGTACATGGTCAGCAAGGAGCTCCAGTGCGCGATACCTAGATCTAGTGAATTCTTTTAACATATCATTCGGTTTCACCTGTTGTAGTGGTATCTGAATCTGTTGAATCACCAGCTTGTTGCGCCTGGATAGCAGCAAATTCTAAAGCACCTAAAACCTTCAAATAACCTTCCTTAGCTCTCATCAATTTAGTCTCCAGATCTTGAATCTGGGCTTCAAGTTGTGCTCTTTGGCCTTGTAATTGATCTACTAATGATTCTGGTGCGTCTGACATGGTCAACACGTTTATAAATAAGTTCACATAGGAGAATAACTCGACCTAATCTTGAATATCTATTAAAACTTTCGGAAATTAACCCAACACCAACCTGTAGCTCCACCACTAACAAATAAACGTCTATTCATATCTTTAAAACTGTAATGAACGTTACGTCCAGATAAAGGTCCTCTATCTAACCACAATCCGTTTTCGAGGTCCATACATCCAAAAGGATCCTGTACTAACCAATAATCATTACCATACCCAGTAATAGCTACAAGGTGTGCTCCTTTTCGAGGATTAGTAACAGGTCCTTTAGATAAAAGACTAGCCGCGACTGGTAAACCTTTTTTAATCTGTTCTTTAATGTCCTGAGAATCTGCTGACTGAGTAAAATTAGCATTCATGCCTAATTCATTTAAAGCAGCTTTATTAGCAGTAGTAGAAAAACTTCTTCCATGCTTATTAAGTACCTTTAAATAATCCTCAGTTCCGTTAATAATAGAGTTATCAAGGTATTTTAAGCACATAGAAAAAGTGAAAATTTGACTATCATATTCCTCTTCTGGATCTTGTTGAAAGTATGGAAAATCTGGAAGATATTTCAAGTCACCTTTAACAGAATAATTATTTGGGATCTCAGGACCATCTAAACCCTTCCAATGGGCATTTAAAATCCACCAGTCTCCTAAATTTCCTCCTAATTGTAGATAGGTATATTCGCTAGATCTTTCTAAGATTTGACAGCGTTGTAGAGTCCTAGACGAGTTAATTAAAGCTTTCTCTTCAGAAGATAATTCTTCTTCAGTCTTAGGGTGTTTTTTAAGATGGGTATTACAAACCGAAGTGATGTGTACCCAACTCATATTCTAAATAAATGCTGTCCATATATTACCCAATCCTTATCTATTTACAACTGATAATTAGTAGGATCTTTAGAATTAGGATTTTCAGCTTTAATTACTAACGGAGCTTGCTCAATTCTTACAGTTTGTACAGCAGCAGTTGATGCAGCTTTTGCAATCATATCTTCCATATCTTTTTTACTAATTTGACCGTTATTTTCACCATTCATTTTCATAGTTCCATCGCCTTTTTTAGACGCTGTAGTAATATTAAAAGAAGCCAAAACGCCTGTGAACACTGAAGCTATGAATGTTGGATCTATTTTCTGTTGTGGTATCCCTGGGATGGAAACGTAATTCAATGTGAGTATTGCCCCTGACCACCCTAAGACGACAATTTTTATTAGTGTAGTGATCGCATTGGCTTGTTCTTCTTTATCATCCAAACCTTCTTTTAGTTTTTGAAGAGGACTTTTCTTTTCAGGTTTCTTATCATTTTTTACAGAAACTTCTTTTAATTTTTCAGTCATCGTATGATTGCAATACTTAATAAGTTTACCCTCATGTAAACTTATATTATCGCCTTAAATGTTAAGAAAAATGTGGAAACTTTTGCCACTATTGTTTATATTTAGCACTTCAAGTGTACGTGCAGACCTCATTCACCGCCTATCCACAAGTACATCTCTGACTGTGGGTGGCGCAAGTACAACTGCCGAGCGCATAGGTTCGACATACGCAGTATCGGGTTCGAATATTAAAGTAGGTGCTGGTAATAGTGATGTATTCGGAGGGTTAACAGCTGGATCGGCTACAGCTGCAGCGACAATTAAAGCCGGAACTTACGACGTAAATACAGTCGGCAGTAGCTTCAGTTTCAGTGAGTCATGGACTCAAGGAGACGCCATACCAGCAATAGGTAGTGGTGTGGACGTCACCTCAGGAGTAGTAGCTGACATGCCGGCATTTGGATCGACTACGACGCAATCCGGAGGTGTCTCTGGTTCACTCAGCGGTACGATTTTGAGTTCGGGCGTTATGACTATAGTTGCCGGTGGTGCGAACACATCTGCGGTGGGACAATTTGTAAGTGAAATAACCGTCAAATAGCAGTCATGAAGCGGCTTTTACTGCTTTTACTATTAGCCCCAATCCCTGCTTTTTCT